TAACTTCTTCCAACATGTCCTGAATACTATCAACCATGTCCTTGGCAGCTAGGATAGCTTGGCTCTTGCCCATTTCGCTTTCCATAACAAGCTGTTGCTTGTTTTCAACCATCCAGCGATGTAAGCCTTCGCGGACCATTAATAGTTCCATGTACTTAGAATTCTTTTCGGCTACATGAACTCCATGACTGTGCTTGATTTTTTCAAGATTTTCTGTCAAGCCTTGAACTAGCACATAAGCTTTAGGAAAGTTTAAATTGTCATAATCAATCTTGACGCCAAAGCGGCTTTCCATAACTTTGTTGATTTTTTTAGCGGAAGGCTTCACGCCCATTTCTGTTAATCTCATAGTGGTGTGTTCCCAAATTTTAAGTATTTAGCCGAAATTAAAGTTTTTTTCAAAATGTTAAGCACTGCTCTGCGCTGCATTCGAGCATCAGTACATCTATTTAATGCTGTTTCGACTCTAAAGTCATTTTTGGCATTTTTTATTGTATACTGATAAAATTCTATATCTCGATCCAATCTGCCCAATTGTCTATCTAACTCCAACAGTTCTGTTGCTGCGGCATAATTTTTCATCAGTTGCACACAGTACAGAATGGCATAGCTTTTGCTAACAAAATCATGCAACAGGCGCCCGTCTTGTTGCTCCACACGCCAACAGGTGCTTGTTTTTCCTTGTACTCGGTAAGGACCCACTAAAAACCCGTAGCTTCCAACAGGAATAACCACGGGTTCATAGACATATGTTTTAAGTTGTTTGTCTGTCCACTCTTTGATGTATTTGGTGCTAGCTGTTGCAAATAGTTCCTGTGCCTGACTAAATTCCGTTTTTCTGTTTGTAGTAGACTTTGCCATCTTCGTTTTTTCTAAATAGTACATCTTTGTTTACCAGCTGATTTGCCACCACAAGCTGTCTTGGGTCCAAATCTTCTTTAGCTATTCGCTTACTGCCGTCAAATTGCCCTAGTACATCGGCTTCTTCATTTGTGATCGGTAATCTTATTTTATTTACGAGTTCTACTATCTTCATTATTATTTTAGGATAAGTTGTACAAGAACCATGATTAGACCAGTCAGCATGGCTACACCAAATGCTGTGCCAACAGTTATCAACTGCCCGCTACTTTTCGTGGTAGCTTCTGCTGCTGATTCTGATATCTTCGTGCGTATGATTATGATGTGTTCTTCCATCGTATGCATACGCTGTTCCAGTTTGTCTAGTTTGTCTTCCAATGCCTTGTATCTTTCGGCGCATAAATCCACATGCGCTTCAAGGCTGGCTCTTTCGCTTGCTGCCATCTTTTTCTTCCATATAAAATAGAGGGTTCTGTAGTGTTGTCTGGATTGTGTGCCATGAAAAAGGTGCCTTAAATGTGCCTGTGTTTAGACAGTATTTAAGTTAATTCTGCCTTTTATAAAATATATGTTTTTGATTGAGCCATAAGGATAAAAAATTGGCAACATAAATCTAGCTGTTTCTTCAAGCCCACAAATTATTGGCACTCGTTGAAAAGCTTCATCTAATGCTCCAACTGGGTCTGAATCTTTGAGAAATACATCTTCATATTCCACACCAAAACTAAAAACCCAGCAGCGTTGTCGACCGTGATATATTTCAGGAAAATGTGAGGTTTGATCAACTTCAATATTTTCTACTACATACGGGCCATCAATATGTTGCGGTTGCGCCTTGATACCAATGCACTGTAAAACAGTTTCCCAGTTACGCTGTTGGTTTCTTTTTAATTCGTTGTCGTTGGTGTGCCTAATTACGCCCGTGGCAGTGATATCAACTAATGTTACACCGGTATAAAAGTACATGAAGTATTTATAGCCATAAAAAAAGGCAGACTTTGTTCTGCCTTTTTAGTTTGTTAATTTTGCAAATTAACTTACTACAAAACTTGTACCGTTAGTAACAGTTGCACTTGATAGGTTTACAGCACCTTTTCTAGACGCAATTGCCTGTAGTGCAGTTTGTAGAACACTAGCGTCTTGTGCATTTACACCATCACATGCTAGACTGATAACACCCGAGGTTGGGTGTGCATAGTAAGCTAGCACAGGAGGGAAAGCTTGGATGATTGCTTCAAAAGCTTCATTGGCTGCATCATCTTCAGCTGACAAGTTAACACCAGCGTCTACAACATAAAATACAACACTCTGACCTACTTCGGTATATTGGATACCGTTTAATACGCCTGTTAAACCTGCGTAGTTGTAGCCTGCGCTACGATCGATTCCGATTGGCATTTTGTTTCTCCTAAAATTTTGCTTTCGCTATAGATATTTATGGCGGTCATAAAAAAAGCAGCCTCGGCTGCTTTCTTTACAGATATCAAATCAATTAAGCAATCTTGATACCGCTTGTGGTTGTAACTGCTGCTAGTGCCGGGAATACATTACCATATGCACCAATGTTAGCACCAGGTGTACCATCGTGGCTTAGTGTACGAATAACAGTCTGTAGATCAGCTGCTGTCCAAGCACTACGCTCGGTAATAACACTCAATTGTGCTGTTGAACCATTTACATCAACTTGATATGCTAGAATTGTAGCATTTGCACTGATTGTTTTTAGTAGTGTGTGAACTGCAGGATCTTTTTCTGCTGTACTTGGGCCTCTTAGTTCAGCTGCTAGGTTAGCTGTAGCGCCTAGTGTAGTGATCTTGTAAGCCTGAATTGGGCTGTTGATACCTGTATTAATAATCTGTGCATTAGCGTTTCTGGTTTGTGAATCACCAATGTTAGTAACGATTTGCGAATCGCCGCTTACTCTTTGGACTCCGATTGACATGCTGTTTCTCCTTAAATATTTGCGTTTACCGCATGCTAATATTTATACCAAACAAAGAAAAATCACAATCTTCCTTGTACATTTGCAGTAGAAAATACACCTCGATTCACTAGCTTGATAAATCCACTAGGTGTATTAATAACAAAGCCTTCGCCTTTAGGTACATCGCCTACATATTGCTCTACACCGCCAACTTGAGGTTCTAATTGTTGCAGAATAGCCAGTTTCAGGTTATATATTGCCACATAAACGGTGTCCATGGCCTCCATGATAGGTCTATTTTCTTCTGCTGCTACTAACTTAAACTGTGATGCTGTTAAATTGTTTTGTAACCAATTGGCATCAACTGCCTGTCCTGTATATTTTCTGTTATAATAGGTTTGCAGTTTAGCTACCGTAGATTGTGTTAAATTACCTAGGAAAGCATCGCCATTTAAAGATGCAAAATTTTGTATAGCGACTCTAGCAGCTTTTACTTGTTGCACCGGTTCTTTAAGTCGAAACTTAGTACCCATGTTGCCTGTTAATACAGTAATATTTTGATTTGTGCCGCTGAGCCCGCCTAGTCCTTGTAGTGATGTTTTATTTTGTATTTCTGTGCCTTTGCTAGTTTTTTCAACATCTGTACCGTAGGTATGCACTGCTAGGCCAAAAGGTCTTCCTTTAATTTCTTTACCAACAGCACTATTTGATTTTACACGATAAGTTACACCATAGGGATTAGCCTGAAAAACAAAATAACTTTGCTCTTCTGGTACAGGTGAAGTCCACATTACATCAGCTTGCACAAATCCTTGAAAATTGTTGGGTACTATTGAAGCCACGCTATCGAACATGGCAGCTAGTTTTTGTCCTACATCCATGTTTTTTTGATTTTGTACAAAAAAATTCGCTAAGTCTCGAGCAGAAGTAACCTGTCCTCCTGGCAAGCCTATGTACTCTTTGTAGTTCATAGTAAACTGACCATCTGCAGGCCTGCGACCAAAGATAATAGCCGGACTACCGTCCCATTTAATGCTAACTAGATTTGGATTGGATACAGCCGATAGCATACCGTCAATTGCATCAGAGGCCGCTTGACTACCATTAAGAATAAAATCTTCTGGATGCGGTGTGCGAATGCCTTCGGTTAGGGTAGTTATAAATTCTAATAGCATTATGCAAGTTTGTCTGTATATGTTCTAAACCAAGCAGCAGTGCCTGGTGTAGGTGCTGCTTCAGGTAATTCAATATCGTTCTTGGCCAGTGTTTCTCTAGCAGCAGCGATTAATTGTTCGTAGTTTGGTCTTTTAGCAATAGCGTCCAATATGTCGTCTGCTGTGTTTAATCGAGCGATAGGACTACCGGTAATGTCACTTAATTTTTTTGCACTCTTGCCATCTGGCACAGTGGTGTTAGTTACACGATCAACTAAACCATGTTTGTAACTCCATTTTAGTCCTGGATTTAATGCTGACACAATACTGGCTAGTATAACATGGCGGCTCATACCTGTTAGTTTACTTTCTTCTGGTGCACCTGCCATACTAAATGCTTGCCAACCTGGATCGCCAAACATTAAATCTGCTTGAACAAATCCATTTTTAGGATCTCCTGCAATAGGAGTCTTGACATGAACACTATCTCCGGATTTTTTAATGTCCTTGGCATCTACTCCCGCGGCTAGCAAAACTTTAATCAAATCTTCTTTGGTGGTTTTAGTTTCGTCTACTGCTAGATCTAAATCACCCGATGAACTTTTACGACCGGTTGTTCCTAGCCAAGATTCTGTAGGAAACGCTATTTGTGTTTTTGATTCGATCCATTTAATTGTAGCAGGAACATCGCTGCGTTGAATACGCTGTGTTAACGGCTCGCCATTGGGTGTTTTAAAGATGTTGCCGCCTTCATTGAGTTTCATCGTGGCGCTCCTGGGTTTACTACCGGAATGCCAAGTTGTGCTTTGATTTCATCAGGTAAAGAAGCTTTGTCTGCGTCTGACATTCCAGCAACAATTTTATTTCTTTCTGTGTATAAATCATAAGGAGTTAGCCATGACATATATCCAAATTTTTTAGGAAACAATGGTTTTTTTGTCTTTGGATCTACAAATTCTGGATTGTACCCGTATTTTTCATAAGATGATTTGGCTATGTCTACCGTATCTAATTCTGCTTGTTTTTTATAAGGCGTATCAATAACTTTTTGAAAAGCAGCAGGTCCTAAACCTTTAACAAAACTTGATACAAAACCTTCATTTACTATTTCATTAATCTTCACGCCTAAATCTCCTAACTCCTCGGGCAAATTTTGTAGGATCCTGCGCCCTGATACTGTTCAACAATCTGCGCTCTAATTCTGCCGCTTGCTCACTATCATAGTTTTCTTTGATGTAATTGATCAAATTTATTGCACCCTGAATTACATGCCCAGCACGACTTTCCACGAGATTTTCCCTGTCCTTGCTGACAGGCATGTGAGCCAGTTCATCTAAAATGCTGCGGGTGCGCTTCTGCACAATTTACTCCGTTATTATATATTTATTAGTAATTAATAATACATGTAGTCTGTGTCAAGAACTGTTTCATATTCTGCTTCAAAAAAGCGTTTGGCAGGAAAACTAGTCCATAATTCTTGTTCGTACAAAAAAGAATTTATTTGTTGCCATCTTTTTAAATGTTTATCAATTGAAGATTGTACAGTATGTTTGAACTTTGTTGTATTCTCAACCACATCAGAAAACTCCATATTAATGATGTTTTTTCCTTGAATTTTTGGAAATGGTATCAAGTACTGTTTCGCATTTTCTCTCATTTTGTCTATTTCTTCTAATTCTGACAAGATTGACCCTTGTAGGGTTGGAGCAAAATAGTGATGGTAAGCACGAAGCCATCTGTATAATTTACTTTTAGTGGTTTCTGTGGTGATATTAATAATTGCGTCAAACTTATCAAAATCAACTTTTCCGAGCCAACAGTGTGTCGCAATCCAGGTGCCAATTGGAATGTTTATATTCTTAGCGTTATTGAAGATTGTATCAATGTGGTGCTGGCTTACTTCTACAAAAACTGAATTCGTATCTCCAATTTTTCCTATATTATGATTGATAGATTGAATACCTCCGTTATTGCCTACCTCCGACCAGGTATTATTTAGAATGTCACATAGTAACCCACCACATGTGTAATGAGGAAAAGAAATTAAATTATACAAAATATTGTTCTACCTCTAAAAAAATTTTACGCCAATTGGTATTTCGCCAAGAGTTGATAGTATCTAGATATGTCACAAATTCAGTTATATTAGATTCGTTAGAGAGTTGATTTAGTAGAAGAGAAATTTTATGAGTAGGTCCGTACTTGTCATTGACAATTTTTTTTAACTTTATAGGAATTTTATTTAATCCCAATATGCCTTCGGCGTAATGCAAGTTTACATCTAATGGATCTCCAACTCTATTTGTTGGAAATTCTTTTGAGATCCAATCTTCAATTTTGTCGTAATAAAAAATATTCAACGGATTTAGCGTATGTTCGATACCAAACATTACATTAGGAGGAACTGTTGCAACCGCTTTATCTTTAAATTGTTTAAATTTATCCCATTTGTAAGGCCATCTTAAAAATTCAAATTGTTCATTTACACCATCAACACTTGCTACCCATTTAATTAGTTTAAATTCTTTCCATATTTTAAAGGTTTCAGCCGATGGCATAATTGAAAAATTGCTAGTATATTGTATTACAACATTTTTTGGGTCAGGAATAAGTTTTAATATCCTTAAATGCGTGTCATTCATTAGGGGTTCGCCACCACCAAATTTAATATATTCTAACGATGACAAATCTTGATTTTCTAGTAGAAATAAGAAATTTTTAGTAATTATATTTTCCCGATCTTCTTGATGCAATTTAATTATCTCTGTCGATTGATTTACATTATTTCTAATATTTTCTTGATACCAAAAGCTACTTGCTTCCGGGCCGCAAGTTGGACATGCCAAATTGCATTTTTTATTAACAGCAACAGTAAGCATGATCAATGAGTCTGTGTTTGTTTTAATTATATCATTGGCTGCTTGGCGATAACTATGAATTCCGCTGCGTTCTTGATTGATACAAATGGTGCATGTTTTATTAACATCTGCTGATAACCAACTATTTTTATATTCAGTAAACTGTTCTCTAACTAATCCAATTGATTCAAGTTGATTCTGTCCAGCAAAATAACAGCATGGAGATATAGTAAAATTATGATTGTTGTTATTAAAAACTAATCCGTTTTTGAAAAACTTACAAAATTTTTCGTTCATTCTGTTTTTGATTTTAGTCCGGCTAGCATTTGTTTTAATTTTGTACTATCAACATTGGCCTGTACGGATTTTCCAAGCTCAAATCCTGGTTTGGGTTTAGCTGCAATCATGGGACTACTGGTCGTTGCAGTAGTCTTAATCTGATCCATGATCTGACCACTGGTACGGAATCCCGACCCGCCATTTTCACTTTGTGCATCTTCACCTGGATCAGTAATACGCAGGCTTTCAATATTGAACTCAAGATCAACTTTTTGTCCTACACCACTCGAACTTCGAGTTTTCATTAATTGAATCTGATATCTACCACGCTCGCGCATGGCCCTTGAGGTAAAAATACCAAACACATTATCTGCTGTGTTGATTTTACTGATACCACCTGATATATGACTGTGATCAAATTCAATTTCTTCTACTGCTGATCTATTCAATTGGGATGCAGTAATCATCAATATGTTAAATTCTCTGGCCAAGTTTCTAAGTTCTTCGGATACATATTTGTCTTTAACAAACAAGTCACTGGGACTGACTTTGGCACTAACTGGCATGACTAGATCAAGATAGTCTACCATGATAAAATCTGTTTTTTGGCCTGTTTGTATTTCTAGTTCTTTGAGATAGGCACGAATATGATTCACATTGCTCTGTGCTGGCATATACTTGATACGCAACTTACCAGACTTCTTGCCTACCATGCGAATCTTCATTTCTAATGTGTCTAAGTCTCGGAAGATTTCTTTTGTGCTGCAATTGGCAACCATGGCATCCATA